CTGCAGGCGCCGGACGGCGGCGTGGGCCGACCAGTCCAGGCCGATCTGCGGCGCGGTCTGCTGGCCACCGTCATAGCCGATGCCCCAGGTCACGCCCGAGGCACCACCCGGCCACACAGGCGCGCGCAGGCGACGGTCGTAGTTCGTTGCCCCGCCCACCTCCCAGCGCACGATCAGGGCGCCCGCCGCCGGCGAGATGGGCCAACCATCCCGGCTCGCCGACGGCGGCACCACTGCCTGGATCGCCTCACGCACGGACACCACGACCGGGGAGACGACGCCAGCGGCGGAGGACTGCGCGCGTTCCGCAGCCGGCTCCGCCGCCACGGCTGCGTCGGTGCGGGGCGTCGTCACGACGGCCGCGGAAGTCTGTGCGCTGGCCAGGGCCGGCAGCATGAGCACAGCCAGCACCACACCCAAGACCAGGCGGCTCATCGGGCCACCCACAGGAAGGAAGCGGCCAGCACCAGCAGGAACAGCCATTCCAGGCGATCCTTGATGAGCAGCCAGCGCGCCGCCGTATCGCCAGCGTGCACAGCGGCATGGAGCTCGGCCTCTTCGGCAGCGGAGATGTCGCGCAGATACGTGCGCTTGAACAGCCACGCCGCCCCGCCCACGCAGGCCAGATAGGCGCAGCGCACGACCAGCTCCAGCAGGAGGGCCAGGGCATCGCCACTGGCGCTACGATCGAACGCGCCCAGCACGACGTAGCCCACCAGGCACAGCGCCACCAGCAGCGGCATCCAGATCAGGAATTCCTGCCAGCGACCGAGAAATTTGAGGATGTGGTTCATGGGGTCTTGGTTGCCTGTTCGACGGTATTGAGGCGGCGTTCCAATTCGGTGATTCGCCAGATGACGCCGTTGTCCAGCTTGGCGTTGAGGACCTGCACATCACCCTTGAGCTGCTGGGTGCTCTCAGCCTGCTGCCGCTGCTCGGTCTTGAGCGCTTCGAGGCTGGAGCGGATGTCCTGCAGCAGCAGCCCGCAGACCGTGCCCAGCAGTGCCAACAGGATCGGCACCACGAAGCGGGTGACGGCCTTGGCCCAGGTACTCTCGGTGGCGCGTTCAAGATCCACGGTGGTTTTACTCATGTCCCCCAGCCTGCTTGTTGCAAAGGACCCACCACCGCACGCGCCACCCGGGCCTATGCGTGCGGTGGTGGTCGAGACTTACGCCACGATCGCAGCGGTGCCCGGGGTCAGGCGCACCAGCACCTCGGTCGTGCCGTTGGCCGCGGCCTCGACCGCGTAACCAACGCTGTTGCTGTCACCGGTGCCGCCGGCGGCGGAGATGGCCTGCTTGTTGTCGGTGTCCCAGTTGACCGGCGTGCCGGCAGCGAACACGGCGGCCGTGGCCTTCTTGAGGCGGAACACGCCCTCGACGTGCGCGGCGATCTTGTCGCCCACGGCACCGTCGGTGACGGCGATGGCGATGATCTTGTTCTGCACGATCACCTCGCCGCTCTTGACCGCCGCGGTGAGGATCAGGTCCAGGACGCGACCGTCCTGATATGCGTTCTTCATGGTGCTTCTCCGGAATCGAAAGGGAGGGGCTGCTGCGAAGCACGGCGGCCTAAGCCGCCGCCTCCGTTACGCGCCGGGGTTCTTGTAGAGTCCGCGGTAGTCCGCGATAGCCGGCGCCGCATCCAGGCGGACCTTCCAGGCCACGCCGTCCACGGTGAAGCCTTCGTGCTGGTCCAGGAACGGCGTCTGATTGCCGTCCAGGTAACCCACCACGATGCCGTCGACGAAGTTCGGATTCGCCACGCCGTACCAGGCCGCAGCGCTGGCCGCGTCCAGACGCCCGTCCTCGATGACGTCGAAGGTGTTCTGCACGATGTTGGGCGTGGTGTTGTTGCGATTCGCCGCGCCCACCTCGAACTGACTGGCGCGCACGGTGCGCGCCAGGCCACCCAAGGCGACCGGCACCAGCAGGGACTTCATCGGCACGCGGATCACGTGGCCGTCCTTGTCCTTCTGCAGCGCCATAGCCGCCTGCATGCCCGACACGCTGGTGGTGCTGATGGCCGCACCGGTCAGCAAGTTGCCATGCTCGGCCGAGAACAGGGCAAAGCCATCGGCCAGGGTCGGGTTGCTGGTCAGCAACTGGAAAACGGCATTGGCCAGCGTGCGCTTGGCCGCCTGACCCATCTTGCGCGGCACGTCGTTGAACACGCCCAGGTCGTCGTTGATGATGGCCTGGCGGGTGATCGAGAACAGCTTGCCGTAGGTCACCAGGCGCATGGACTGCGACTGCTCGCTGAAGGTGCCGTACTTGAACTCACTGCCTTCGGGCACGACGTCCAGGTTCGAGAACGCACCCAGGCCCACCAGGTTGGTCGGCTTGAAGTCCGGGACGTTGACCGCGCGGGTGAACTGGTCGAACTGCTCTTCGACCTCCTGATAGCCCTGCAGGATGGCGCGGTTGGCGGTGGTACCCAGCAGCGCCGGGAAATCCGAATTGCTGTGCGTGAACGCCAGGCCCACCACCTGCATGCGGTCCATGCCACGGGTGCTGACGCCGGCAGCTTCGACGGCCGCCCGCGCCATCTCGATCATGGTCAGGCCGCGGAACTGGTTGCCCTCGGTCGGCTGCGCCAGACCCACACGCGCCTGGATGGCGTTGGTCATCGCCGCGCGGGTCAGCTCGCGCTGGTCGGTGCCGGCGGTGAAGCCAGCGCCGCCATTGAGCGGCTGCGCGTTGCGTGCCATCAGCGCCAGGATGTGGCGGCCCACGTTGTCGGCGGTGATGGCCGGATCGGCGGCAGCAATGACGCCGTCGACATAGGTGCGCACCTCTGCGTTGGCCATATGCGGTTCGGCCAAGGCGCTGATCTCGGCGTTGCGCGTGCGCAGGGCGGCCAGCGCTGCTTGCACGGACGTGTCGCCAACCGCGACGACCTGGACGGGAGCGACCGCGGTCGCCGCCGGTGCCACAGGCGGGACGACCGCCGCCGCAGGCGGCGTGGTGGAGGTGGTGCCGCCCTCGGCGAGGATGGCGCGGTACTTGTTCTGCATGGTGGGATCCTCGATGTGGCCGATCAGGGCGGCCTGGGTGACCTCGGGGAGCGAGGCGAAAACCTGCGGCGACAGCGCCGCGGAGACATGGGCGCGCAGCTGCGGCGCGACACCGGCTGGCGCGGTGGTAAGGGCTTGGACATAGCTGCTCAGCGCTACGGCGGAGGCACGCGCACTGGCCGCAGCGGCTGCGGCCGCCTCCGGCACGCGATCAGCGAACCCGAACTCGACCGCCTGGGCCGCCGTGTACCAGTGGTCGGCGCCGTCCGAGAGCAGGCGCTCGACCTCCTCGCGCTTGCCGGTCTTGGTGACGTAGGCCTCGACCATGGCCGCAGCGTGGGCGTCGAGTGCCTCAGCCCACTGGCGAAAGTCGGCCGCGTTGCCGGCGGCGATGGTGTGAGGCGCGTGCACCATCAACAGGGAGCTGGCATACATGACCACCTCGTCGCCCGCCATGGCGATCAACGAGGCAATCGAGCAGGCCTGGCCGTCGATGAAAACGACCTTGCGCGCCGGATGCTGCTTGAGGGCGTTGTAGATGGCGATGCCATCAGCGGCTACGCCGCCCGCGCTGTTGATGCGCACGTTGATGGTCGCCGCCTGGATCTGGCCGATCTGCTGCGCCAGGTCGGCGGCCGAGACCGACTCGGTCCAGAAGCTGTCGCCGATCGTGCCGTAGATCATCACTTCGACGGCCTGGCCGTCGGCGCGGACCTGCAGCAGGTTCAGCCCCTGCCCGGCGCCGGCGTCCGCGAGCACCAGGCCTAGTGCGATGTGGAGAAGGGTGTGACGCATCAGTTGTCGCTCCGAAGCTGGTTGCGGACCACTGAGGCGCGAAATTGCGCACGGGTCGCGGGGTCGATGGACGCCGCCGGCGGCGGCAGGTCACGGGTCTGCTCGGCCCAGTCCTCGCGCTGGCGGAGCACCTCGTTGGGGTTGTTGCCGTACTGCAGCGTGTTCTGCTGCGGGCTGACCCAGCCACGATCCTCCGCCTCGCCGCGTGCATTGGCTTCTTTCAGCGGATCGATCCACGGCATCACCGGGCGCACGTAGGTCGAGGCTGCCAGGTCGCGGCGCGTCCAGCCCTTGGGCAGGCGAAGGCGACCGGAGAGCAAGCACGCCTCGACAAAGCGCTGGCGCTGCGGACGCACCACGCGCGCTATGAACTGCTCGGCCAGCATGAGATAGCTGCCCCACTTCTCAACCAGTTCCTGCCGCTGCGCCGAGTACGTGCCGTTGTAGTCGAGCGACAAGCTGGAATAGCTCACACCAATGCCGCCGGCCGCAGCACGCAGCTGTTCCTTGCGCCATGGCGCGGCGTTTGGATTGGGTCGGTTCGACGCCAGCGTCTCGATCGACTCACCCGGCAGCAGGTCGTCGAAGATCATGCCCGGTGCCATCTGCAGCTCGCGCACGGTGCGGCCCTGCTCCATCACCGCCACGCCACCCAAGCTGGCGTCGGCCTGATACAGGGTCCCATCGCCCTTCTTGATCTGGAACGTCAGCGCGGCAGCCACTTTGGCCGCGATGCGCTCGGACTCTTCGTAGTCTTTGACGTCCTCGAAGCGAGACATGGCGCTGGCGAATACGCTCAAACCGCGAACCTGATGCAGCCGCGTGAGGTTCGCCACGTGATGGAGGTACTCTGCGCTGACTCGCTTGGTGTCCAGCGTGCGGGCCAACGGATCGCCGGGATGCTGCTTGTATAGGTGATAGGCAACTGCCCTACCCCAGGCATTGCGCTCCACGCCCTGCAGGATGCCGCGACTAGGATCATTGAAGTCCAGCGGACATAGGTCCGCCTCGATCATCTCGATGCTGTAGGGCACGTCGGTGCCATGCTCCAGAAAGGAGATAGGTCCGACCAGATCCTGATAGAAGAACTCACCGTCGCGGAACAGGCTGCGAGCCAGCAGCTGCTGACAGGCGCCGTAGTCATGGGTGAAGGTGACCTCGGGCCGATCCCACCAGGCATCCCAGAGGTCATCCAACTGCTGAGCCAACTCGCGATTGATCGCTTCGCCGGGACGGCGCGGTGCCGACAGCACGTCGATGCCTGAGCCGACCGTGTTTTGCACCAGGACGTTCAGCGCGTTGGTCGCCAGGTCCAGGTCACGGTCCAGATGGCGGGCTTGGTCGCGCAGCTGCCTGGCGTCCATGCCGGCGATGGCGTTGCCACTGCCCCAGTCACGCGCCAACTTGCGGCTGCGCGAGGGTCGGGTGACTTCATGTGCACGAGCCGCGATCGACGCCGCTGGACCGGAACGGTCGGCGACCTTTCGGATCTCGCGATCCGTGGCTACGGCAACCGCAAGGCGATCGCGCGCAACGGTGGCGCTTCCACGGATCACGTGCGGCCACCAAAATCGGCAACAGCGAAGCGGGGACGACGACCCCCATCCGATTGCTGGCCGACGATGATCTGCCACTCCTGGCGGCCCTTGCGGATCTCGGCCAGGTCAGCATGGGTCAGGAGGCGATCGCCATAGCGAATACTCTGCCCCTGCAGCACGAAAGCTTCCGCGCGCATGTAGAAGTCGAGCATTTCTTGTGCCGTTGCCATACTGCACAAGTTAGGGATATCGGTGTCCACGAACTAAATAAAGTCGTGGACAGCACGCCTCCTAAGTCTTTGATTCCAAATGGCACGGAATTTATTTTGTCTCCACTTTCAGTGAAACCGTAGACAACTGCACTTTAGAGGGCCGAGGAAGCCCACCCGGGAACAATGAGTAAAGCTTTGCGCGCGATAGCTCAAAGTCGCGGAGCACCTGCTTAACCGAGCATCCGCGCTCAAGCGCTGCACTGATCTGCGGGGTGGGATAGCTGCGCTCTCCGGCGGGAAAGTAAGGCTGCTCGCCCGCGAAGCACCGCATGATCGACTCAACGAACGGCTGCGCCATCTGTTCACTGATGCCGATGTCGCCCTGCATCGCCGAGAGAATGCGCGCGCGCAGCTGCTCGGCAGTTTCTTTACGTCGCGCCATCAGAGCCGCCACCCTTCGCGAGCAAAGCCGCTGGACCGCGGCTGTGGCGGACGCGGTGGCACCGGGGCCACCACCGGCGAAAGGATCGGGCCAGGGACCGGGACTGGCGCCACGGCAGTCGGCGATGTTTCACGGGAATCGCGCGGAGCCGTAAAGAGGTCATCCTCCGGCTGTACCGCCGCTTCCAGTTGCCCCCACCACTTCGCGCGCCGCGGCGACCAGAGGTCCAGGCGTTCCTCCACCCAGATGGCGTAGGTCAGGCAGTCCTTGACCTCGATGCGCTTCCGGGTCGGCGTCCAACGGGACTCGGTCCCACCCTTCATGCGACGCGTCGCGCGGATCTCGCCGGCCAGCTGCTTGAACCACTCGGGAGAAAGCTCTCGGGAGAGGTGGACATAGCCGGCGCCGGGCGAAACAACATCCAAGCGGGACTGAAACCGGTCTTTGGCCAGGTTCGTTCCCACATGCCACAACACCGGGCCCTGCTTCTCGGTGCGGCCGTTCCACGTGTACGCCACCCGAGTGTTCCCATTGTCGATCGCCCGCTCGGTGCCGCTGGCGCCCTTCACCGCATGTACCCGCAGCGCCTTGAGCTTGTGCGCGAACGAGTAGACGGCGTCAGCATGGTGGCCGCCTGAGTCGATGGCGGTGGCGAAGATCCGCTGCGGCCTCCCACACGCGTGCGCGTACTCCGCGCCACGGAGGAACGCTTCGGCCTCATCCCAGACGGCCTGCTGGGCGGGGTTGCCGAAGAACACCTGGTGATCGATCGTCCACATCTCACCGCCACGGCCCACACCCCATACCGCAGCTTCCAAGCGGTTGTCTTGAGTGTCCATGCCGCACAGCAGCAGCAGACAGCCGCGCGGCATGAGCTTGAGCGGAAAGGGCTCGGCGCGATTGCGCAGCTCGTCGGCGTCGGTGCGCTCGATCTCGCCCTCCCAGGCCTCCCCTCGCGTCGTGTTGGTCCAGGCTTTGAGCTTGGTGTCATCGCCTTCCAGATGCTTGGCGTAGGCCTCCAGGAATTCACGCACGATCTGCGACCACGACACCGCGGGGCTGTACGCAGTCCACACGTGCAGCGCCACGTGGCGCGGTGCCGGCAGCGTCGAGCCGTCAGGCGTGGTGAAGCGGCCATCGCCGCGGAGCCATAGGTCGCCCCGCTCATTGATCCACTCACCCTGCTCAGCGGCGGCCAGGTACTCCGCCTGGCTGAGCGGATAGGCGCAGTGCGGGCACAGGTGATAGACCCGCAGTACGTTGCCCTCGGCGTCGCGCTCGAACTTGAAGCCGACCGGCTCGTCCTTACCGCCCCAGCTCAGTGCGTGGCGGTCGCCACACTGTGGGCAGGCGATCTGGAAGGTGAAACGCTCATCGGCTTGCGCGTGGCGCGTGTCCGTCAGGCTGAAGCCCTTGAGCTTGGGGGTGCTGCCTGCCACGAACTTCGGGAACGTCGCACCCTCCAGGCGCTTGAGCGCCAGCACGTCCGGGGCGCCCTCCTTCTCTACATCGTTGTCGAAGGCGTCCAGCTCGTCCAGGTAGCCGACGTCAATCGAGATGCGGCGGTAGTTCTTGGCCGCCTTGCCGCCGCGCACGCGCAACAGGGAGCCGATGAACTTCTTCTGCTGCAGGGTGTTGTCCTTGTGGCGCGCCAGGTAAGCCGGGAACACCGCACGCATGCACTGCACGTCCCGGAGCATGGGGTCCAGCTCGGACTTCACGAAGTCTTCGGCATCGTCGTCAGTCGGCTGCCAGATGCACTGATTGCGGCGGCGGTGCTCGGCGTTGTACCCGATCGCCGCCAGCAGGATCTTGGTGTAACCGACGCGCGCGGACTTCTTGACCGTCACCTCTACCACGTCGTCGTTGCTCACCACCGCCATGATGGCGCGCTGGAACGGCCAGGGCGTCCAGTTCTGCTCGACGTAGCTGGACTCGGCCGACAGGTAGAAGTTGTCCCGCGCCCACTGCTCAAGCGTAGCCGGCTCTTGCACGCCCCACGCCGCCAGGCCACGTTGCAGATGACGTTCAACCGCCTGAAGCTGACCGGCATCGATTCCGGAGAGCAGGCTCATGCCTCGCCCCCGTCTGCCGCGCCGAGCTCGGCAATGTCGTCGGCGCCGTCGTCGTCCACCTCGACGTCGGCCAGCCGCATTGACGCAGCGACGTTGCGCGCCTTGGCCACCACGCGGGTTACCTCGATCACATCGTCGGCGGTGAGCTGAGGCAAGCGGCGGCGCAGCAGCCCGGGAATTGTCTCCAGGATGCGGCCGGCGCGGGCGCCAGCCTTGGCGAGCACTTGCTCCAGCAGGTGAGCCGGCGCGAGCTCGCCCCGGGTCACTGCGTTTTGCATCGCAAGCCGGTCAGCCTGCTCGCGCGCAAGGCGCGCGCGCTCAGCGGTCAGTTCCTTGCCGGCCTCGCCGCCGCGGCCGGCCGCGACTTCGCGTAGGTGATCGCAATAGGCCAGCAGCCACTCGTCGCCGCACGCGCCGTCAGGCAGCACGTCTCGGCGGACCAAGTCACTGACCGCCTGTTGGGAGATGCCGACCAAGTCGCCGAAATCGGCCTGTTTCATCGGCGAGGACAGATCAGCAACCACCACAACCCCCCTGAAAACTCGTCGTGACTAGCGAATTGTCGGGGTCCGAATTACCCCTGACGGGGGGTGCCGGGGGGAGGACCCGCTGCCGACCCCTGCCGACGTGGAACGGCACCCCCTCCCCCCTCGGATTCCCGTGGAACACGTCATGCCGCCCTGCCGTCCACACCGTCCACACCAGGCGCGCGAGGTCTGGACGGCTGCAGCCCTTGGAATCATTGAGGTGTCCAGACTGTCCAGACTGTCCACACCTGATTTGAGCTTTTGAATGATGGTTGGCGAGGGTCGGGTACATGGGCGCGCGCGAAAGGTCTGGACGGTGTGGACAGCCCCGCCGTTTCTGGCTTGAGGTCTGGACACAGGTGTGGACAGGTGTGGACGTTGGCGGATAGGTCTGGTCAGAAGTCAGGCGCATCTGCCACCTGCTGCCGCGCCTGCTCTCGGCTGGCGCCCGCCAGTAACTCCTCGACGCACACCCCGACCCGGAACCAGCGCGGCTCTCGGCCGCCATCCGGCCATCGTCGTCGGTGGTTCTCCCAGCCCAGGGTCTTGAGCACGGCTGCCACGCGCATTTGCTCAGGCTTGCCATGCTTGCCGGGGTCCAGCCCTATGGCATGGACCAACACCTCATCGGTGGTAGTCCACTCCACGCGTGTGGCGAATTTGAGCCTGCTTGGATAGCGACTCTCTTCCATGCGTACGTCGATCCACTTCTCGACGCGCCCCTCCCAACTGTCACCGACGTAACGCGCCGCCTGTTGCTCGGAAGCATCCTCGGGCAGCTCCCACCACCGGAAGCCGTCCTCGAACATGCGTACCGCCTCCGCCCAAAGCTGCTCGCGGTGGGTGGTGATGTCGTCAATCCGCACCTCACCATCCGTGCGCGCTGGCAGGAAGCGCCTTCCGCCGGTGGGATCACGCAGGTACTGGTGCTCGTTCGTCGTGCCGGCGAAGACGCATTCACGTCGATAGGATCGGGGCACGCGCTCGTATGGCGCACGGAACTTATCCACTCGACGGGTGATGGCGGTCTTGACGCTCGTCACGTCCGCTTTGGAGAACGAGTCCATCTCGCCGATCTCCACGCCCCACGCGCCTTGAATGACCTGGTAGAAGTCCTTGCCGCTGGGAGACTCACTGGTCTCCACGAACCACTGGCTACCAAAGAGGGCCCGAAGGGCGCTGGACTTGCGCTTGCCCTGCTCACCTTCGAGCACCAGCATGAAGTCCACTTGGGCTCCCACCGACGGAGCCTTTGCGTCGAACCACAGCACACGCGCCACCGCGCTCACCATGAAGCACTGCGCTGCGCGCCGGCTGTAAGGAGTATCGGCCGCGCCGAACAGGTCGACGAGCATGCGCTCGACCCGTGGCACGCCATCCCATTTCAGTCCGCTGAGGAATTCCCGGATCGGATGCCGGCGGTAGCGACGAGCCACCGCTATCGTGGCTTTCAGGACCAGCTCATCGCTGCACTTCATTGCGTAGCGGTCCGGATGCTGCAACCACGCCGCCAGCTCATAGGCATCGGAGTCGATGAACTCTTCACGACTACCCCCGCGCCATGGCGGGTCGCGTTCCAGCTTGACCTGGTTGCTGCTGTCGTTGAGCCACCACAGGCCCGCTAGCCGCTCGTCGTGCTCCATGATCAGGATCAGGTTGTGCAGCGTGCCCTCAACGTTGCTGTCACGGTTGAAGGTCAGCTGCGACTTCCAGGCGTCGGGATTGTGGTCCCCACCGCCTGGCGGCGACGTGCCAAGGCCGCCGTCCACGACCGTCAGGTTCTTTCGTTTACTCAAGGTCATCCCCGCCCTTCCCGCTCGCAAAGCTCCGCCTGCGCCAGGTAATAGTCGTGTCGCTCCCGGCATCGCGCCGGCGTTTCGAATGGGTTGCGCAGCGCGGTCTCGGCCGATGCGCGCCACTCTTCCGGCGTCGGCCTGACCGCGAGCGGCAGAGGTTGCTGGGTGGTGTCACTCCGCATGGCTGGGCACCACCGTGATCTCGATGACGCGACCCGCCGCCCAGGCGGACAGTTGGCGCGGCGTCCAGCCATCGCGCTCCAGGGCGTCGGCAATGTCCCAGCCGTCGGGCATTCCTTCGGTGTCGATCATGCGGATGCTGGCAGCGCCGGCGCGTGCCGCAAGCTGCGCCAGGCCGGGGACGTAGCGCCCCGCGTCGTTCCGCCATCCCAGCATGGCCTTGCGGCCCGCCGGATCGGCATCGGGCCACAGCACCACATTGCGGCCCGCCAACGGTCGGAAGTCGCTCTTGCCCACAGCGTTGCTGCCACCGGCCCAAGAGGCGACTGCATATCGCTCCCACGCGCCAGCGCCAGCCGCGCGGCATTTTTCACCCTCTACTAACAGCACGTCGGCCTGCGGTTTGGCCGCCAGGGCATCCAGCCCGAGCAGGGGCCGAGGCACAGGGAAGTGCTGGATGCACCACTGGCGTTTGCCGTCGGGGCCAACGCACCAGGTCACCTGCGGCGTCCACTTCTTGATCTTCCCGGTCTGGCGATCCTTGATGTCGGCGCGCAGCACGTAGCCAAGGAGCCGACCCTCGCCATCGCGGTAGGCGTCCGCGCGAGTGACCCGCATTCGGCGCAACTTGGCGCGCTTCACGTTCCAGATCGGGACCGTCCACTGGCCACCGGCGAGCAGATCTGGGGCATCTTCCGGAACGGGCATCAGCGGCACCCAGGTCACATCGAGGGGTGCCTCGATCTCACGGCGCACATCCTCTCGGGCGCGCTGATAGTCCTGTGCCCCCAGCTGGACGCATGCTTCCCGGAAGTCGCAACCCGTGATCGCCATCAGGAAGCCGATGACGTCGTAGTGGACGCCGCAGCCAAAGCAGTGCACGAAGCCCTTGGCGGGGATCACCGTAAAGGATGGGCTCGACTCGGAATGGAACGGGCACAGGCCCGTCAATTCCTTGCCGGCCTTGCGCAGGGGCACGTAGCGAGCCACCACTTGCGCGAGATCTACCTGGGCTTTCAGCTGCTCGACGTCGATCTTGCTGTCGGTCATGGCCGCCCACCCGCTTTCATCCGCTCGCGCCGGGCCTGCGCCAGGTACTGCACCCGCAGATATTCGGCCAGGCGCTGCCGGCAACCAATGCCGCCGGTGCAGACGCTGGGCGTTTGGCAGGCTTCGGGTAGCGCATCAATGGCCGCCTTCCACTGCTGGCGCGGTACACGGGCAATATCCAGCGCCTTGATGATGCATGTGCTGACGCTCACGACCCGCACCCGAGAGGCAACACTGCCTGGAGGCTGTTGCGTGCTTCTTCCTCGCATCGATAGCGCTCGCGCTCTGCGATAGCCTCGTCGCCTTCAAGCCCAGGCGCGTCGGCGTAGAGAACGCGCATTGCCTCAGCGATATGCGCCCGGGCGGTGGCGCTGATCGCCCGATGGCCGGCCGTGCTTGCTGCCCGGGGCGCTCTGTAGATGGCCATATCAAGCACTCGGCGGCTCCCCGTAGATGCCGCGGTCGAGCTCGTGGCCTATCCCGATCACCGCAGCAATGACGTCGCGGCCGGCCGCGTCGATTGCTCGCCGGTGCGGAAGGTCCTCCGGGCCGAAGCTGCCATCCGCTATCGCTGGCGCCAAGGCATGCACCAGGTTGGCGTAGTTGCCCATTAGAGTCGCCACGCTAGCCACCTGCAGTCCCTCGACCGCAGGCATCGCCACCGCGAGCATGCCGCGGCGGCGTGCCAAGTCGCGCTCACAGTCAGCGCGGTAGGGTTCGGGCAGGCTCAGCACCCACGCGTCTTCGAGGTCCGCAGGCAGCGTCTTGAGTGTGCCGTCCATGTAGCGACGCAGAACCTGGGCGTTGTTCTCCATTGCCCTGATCAGGTCCGCGCCCTCTCCCGTGCGCAACTTCACCTGGCGCACGTCCGGCGCGGTCATGGCGAGGTAGCGTTCGGCGACCTGCATGGCGAACGTGGTGTAGTTGCAGGCCGTGGCATCGAGCATGCGCCGCGTGTGCGCATAGATCAGCGATTGCCGAGGCGGCAGAAACTGACGGGCGTCCTTCATGCGCAGCACCCGGCTTGCGCTGAAGAATTCAGCCCATGAGCATTGGACGCCCCACCCTGAAATTCAGCGCCCTTCGTCGGTTCGATGTGGGGCACGGCATCGGCGCGCCCGTGGCGATCATGTTCTCGCTCGAAGAGGGCGTGCGCGGCCAGCAAGAGCGAGCCTGCCAACAAGCCCACCGCCACGGCATCGCGGAGCAACCCCAACCCGCCACGCAGGCGACGGCGACCATTTTGGCCATGCCACTGCGCCCGCACAGCGTTAAGCGCTCGCTCGTAGGACCAATTGCGCATGGCTGAACGCCACGATGACCATCGCGAATGCGCTGTTGGAATCCGCGAAGCAGCCACGCCGACGGGGTGCTGGCGCCCTCCCTGGTCACTGAAATCGACCGAGCGAACCTCTTTGAGGTTCAAAGGCGTGAGCCGCCGCCCGTACTCAGTCGCCTTGCAGCTACTTTGGTATTCGGGATTGACGCGACCGTCGAACTTGTACCCGTCAAGCAGACCGCCGGGCCTGCACTCACGTCCAACTGCGGCGCGTGCCGAGGCCTCAACGACGCGGCGAAACTGTTCCTGCTCGCTCGCCGACTGCCTCAATAGCCAAGTCCGCAGCCACAGCCTGGGGTTCCAGCGGTCAGCCAGCATCGGGCACCTCCACGAAATGCAGCGGCCAACCGACGCGGTTCCGGCGCGCAAGCAGCGCTACCCATTCGTCTGCCGTGAGAGACAGGTCGGCTTGATCGGCGTTGTCGAAGATGGGGCTGCCCACCAGCGAGCTGAGCTCGCCAGCTCCGAGGCTGTCCTGGAGCGGCGTCAGATGGCGGGCCATCAGCGCACCTCGCCCGCGAGCTGGCACTCGGGCGCCGGCTCGAACGCTTCCGGCCGGAGCAGCGCCAGAAACTGGCGCCGTGCAGCGGGAATGCCCCTCGCCCTCCACTCGCTGACCGACGGGGGCTTGATTCGACAAATACGGGCGACCTCAGCGGTGCCACCGAGGCGATCGATAATTTCGGAGTCGGTAAGGGGCGTCATGCGCCAAGTATTAGGCACTCCTTAGTGCGGAGTCAATAGGCACTCCTTATTCGCGTCAATTTAGGCTTTCCTAATGGTCACAACCCTTCACCAGCGTTTGGAAATGGCTTTCGCCAGGGATGCTTCCTTGACGAAGGCAGGCCTTGCTCGCGCGTGCGGCATACGGCCGCCATCGGTCTCTGACTGGTTCAACGGGCGCACGAAGCGGCTGACTGGGATGAACCTGATCTACGCGGCCCAGTACCTGGGCGTGGCGGAAACCTGGCTCGCCACTGGCCGCGGCGCCATGGATAGGACCTCAGGCGCGGCGACGATGACGTCTCAGCCCGAGCGACCGGACCCTGCAATCCTTGTCGAGACACAAGATTTTCTCGAACGCGCTTTTGCCGCCCTGGGGAAGTCCTTTTCACTAAAGACCGAAGCGGACTTGTTCGCTGATGTCTACTCGTGGGTCGCGACTGATGAGCGGCCCGTCGACGAGCGAAATCTTGTGGACTTTGCCCGCTGGCGGGCTGCACGCGACGAGAAGGAGAGCGGAACTGATGAGCAAGACGGAGGCATTGCTGGAGAAGCTGGTAGCGCGGATCAACGCCGCGCCATCCGCTGACCATGGTGGATTCCTAGCGAATCCTACTGGCCGATCTGGCGGTATGGACTTGGTTACCAGAGAGAGCCACATCCGGCTGATCCGAAGTCTTGCCCGCGCCTATCGGCATCACGGATTCGACCTCCTTATTAATCAAGCAACAATCGGCAGAAGCAGCATGGATCAGCTTTCCGATGCAGAGCTAATTGCTCTTCACGATGACATTGACAGAGCGCGGGAATGTGTCGCGGAGGGAATCAGTTTCGATCTTGCGGGGCTCATCCGGCCTCGTTTCAACCAGGGGGAACTATGAAGCACAGAATCCTGGCGGCGGCCGCCGTTGCCATGCTCGCCGCCTGCTCTACTACGCAGGTAACGCAGTCCCAAGCCAAAGAGGTGCCTCAAGACAGAGTCTATGCGCCTGAATATCTGCTGGAGACGAGCGAGAAGAGCGCGCAAGTGGTCTTCCTCCGCGACGCTGGATTCAGCGGAAGTGGCTGCTCGCATGACCTCTTCGTGAATAACGTCAAAGTGGCTGCAATCAGACATGCTGAGGGGATCACAGTTCACCTCCAGCCCGGTGACTACTTTTTTCGCCTGGAGACCGGCGGCGGCCTCTGCCCCAACATCTCCACCTCCCAGAACGCCAGCCTGGCGGCTGGGGCTCGTCAGGTGTACCGCATTCTGCTTCCCTCTGACGGATCGCTCCGACTGACGAGAACAGAATAATTAGGCGCTCCTATTGACAGGCCTATAAGGCACTCCTAATCTAGACCCGGGCCTGCGACATGGCCCGGGCGACCAGCGGGTCGCCAAGGCGGCCGGCCCTTCCCCTCTGGCCGCCTGACGGCCACTCCCCAGGCCGGTGATCCGCTGGCGCCCTCCCTTCCCGGAGGCGCGCCATGTTCCAGACCGACACCGATGCCGACACCCTCCCGCCCTGCGCGGTGCGCTGCTGCCGTTCGGCAGCCCAGCATGACCATGCGCTAGCGCAGGCCCAGCTGCGCTCCAGTCGCGGCTCGCACAACCGGAACCAGAAGACCCGCGCCGCCCGCCTGGACGCCACCAGCAAGCGTGTGGAAGCCGCCTCCCGTGATCTCGCCCGGGAGACGCGCTCGTGATCGCCTGCCCTGCCTCCGAATCCTTTGCCACCGGCATGCGCGGCGAGACCCTTGCCCTAATCGTGTGCCGCGACTTCGTATGGGCTGGCCTGCTGGCCAGCCCGCACAGCGCCACTCCGCGCGAGATTGGCGTCGCCACCACCAGGCGCGCCCAGGTGAGCCGGCGAGACCTGCAGCTGGGTGACCAGCGCTTCCCCATGACGCGCCACGCCCTCAAGCGCGCATCGCGCTGGTTGGACCGCCAGGGCGTGCGCGTGGTCGAGGTGCAGCCGTGAGCCGCCGCCTCCGCGTCGCCTGGGCAGCCGTCGTGCTGCTGCTGGCCTACGCCGTTCCGCACCGCCTTGTCGAAATGGCGCAGTTCCAGCGCGCCTACCAGGAGTCGCACGCCGATGCCCACTGAAATCTCCCTCTATCAGCGCGCCCACGCTGCCACGCAAGCCCACGCCGTCGCCATCCGCGAGGGCGCTGCGGCGTGGGACCACAAGCAGCCGCAGCTCGCCGCGTTCTGGCAGGAAATCGCACGCGCCTGCGTGGCCGAGTTCGAGGAATGCGACGCGGCGATCCGGGCCGGCGTGGAGGCCTACCTGGGCTTTTCCGGCCTGCAGACCGGCAACTCCGACCTCTACCAGCTGGAGGCATGACCATGCGCCAGACCGCCACGCCCCTGCCCGCTTCCGTGCCCGGCTGCCAGCCGGGTCACCACCCGCAGCTGGTGACCACGCACGGCGCGCCCGTCCGGCACGCCCTGGGCGGCCCGATGCCGCCGCTGCATCACGTCGAATGCTGCCGCTGCCAGGTCGCGACCAGGCCGCACCCCAGCCGGGCCATCGCGGAGTCGCGCTGGGTCGATCCCAGCGGCGCCCACCGCATCCCCCTGTCCCAGATCACCCGCGCCCGCGAGGAAGCCCTCGCCGCGCTCGCTGCCGAGGCCCACGCGGCCTGACCCCGGAGAACCCATGCACCTTCAACCCATCGCTCAACGCGCCCTCCTGGCCGCGTTTCATTCGCCGGGGCATGCGCTGCGCCGCGCCCGTGGTGGATTCACCACCCCGCCGGCCACGATCAAGACCAGCGGCACCGCAGACGTGCAGGTCTTCACCCGCCGCGCGGTGAACTGGCTGGACAACGCCGGCCTGGTCGAGTTCGACGATCCGCAGTATCCATCCGTCGTGCGCCTCAATGCCCGGGGCGAGCGTTATGCCGAGCAGCTGCTCGCGGACAACGGCAAGACGGTGGGCGCATGAAGACCCTGCGCGTACGTCTGGCCTCCTGGCTATTCCGCCACCTGGTGTGGCGCGTGGTCTCGCGGCGGCCGGCGAACTTCGTCGTGGGCGCTGACGACACGGCGGGCCCTTACCTGCTGCGCTGGTGGTTGATCCCGCGCAACCCCGTGTTCAACGTCTACCTCCACCGGTTCCTGCGCAGCGACGACGACCGCGCCCTGCACGACCATCCGTGGGCGTGGTGCTCGCTGCTGCTCAAGGGACGTTACCTGGAGCACACCATCAAGGCCGGCGGCATCCATTGCCGTCGAGTGCGCCAGGCCGGCAGCCTGCGCTGCGCGCTGCCCAGCACCGCTCACCGCGTGGAGATCCTTCCCGGCGAGGGTGCCTGGACGATCTTCATCACCGGCCCCCGCGTGCGCCTGTGGGGCTTCCACTGCCCGGAACAGGGATGGATCGACTATCGCCGGTTCACCGCCGCACGCGATGGCAAGCCAGGTGAGTTGGGCCCGGGGTGCGACGCATGAGAACGCACACCGTCACCGACGCGTTGATGCCGCGTACCGCACAGCGCCAGAACGAATCGGACCTGCGCCGCGCGGCTGAGGGTCGCCCGCCGGTGGCGGGCTTCGTGAGCGGCAACCAGCAGCAGAAGGATGCCGAGCGCGCCGAGCTGGCGCGGCTGCTGGCCGCCTTCAAGCGCCGCGGCGGCAAGGTCGAGGTCCTCGGCCCCACTCCGCTGCGCCAAGCCAAGAGCCGCCGACAGGCGACCGTGGACGAGGCGGCCAACCGCATTGCCCAGGCAAGCCCGCCAAAGCCGCAACACCTTCCGGGCGCCATGCCCGCACCGACGGCCCTGCCGGGCAAAGGCCGCCGCAGCTATCGCCTTCTGCCCAGTCCCTGACAGGAAACCAACCCGCATGAGCCTCATCACCATCGAAACCGACGATTCCAGGATCGTCATCGAACCCCGCCGCGCCAAGCTGCTCACGCAGTCGCTCAACGTGACCGTTGACCAGAGCGGTGTGACCCATGCCATCGAGAAGGCGCTCGCTGCCGCGAAGGTGGATGCGCGCTTCACCAAGGTTGCCGCCGACGGCACTGAGTTGCCCGCTGGCGACAAGCGTACCGACCACGTGGCGGTGATCGATCACACCACCGGCCTGATGTGGTCGGTGGAATCGCTCGGCGATCCGGCCGACGAGAACGATGGCGTCACCCAAGAGCACTGCATCGAGCGCTGCAAACAGCTGCGCTTGCTCGACCACGAAGACTGGCGCTTGCCCACTCGTTCCGAGCTCGCCGGCCTCATCGACGACACGCGGCATGAGCCTGCCATCGACGTCGAGCACTTCCCGCGCGTGAAGCCTCGCTGGCACTGGACCAGCACCCCGGCCGCCTGGTCTTCGGCGTCCGCGTGGGGCGTCTATTTCGACCTCGGCTACGTCAGCCACAACCGCAGCTACGACCACGGGTTCGCGTTGGCCGTGCGTCGTGCCGGTCAGTAGTTGGCCCTTTTGATCAATCTCAGGAGCACCACCATGTCCCAACCCAAGTACATCAAGATCGGCGCCGATGGCCAGCAGCTGCCGGACGACGCGACCGACCAGGTCGCCGTCCTGCTGCCCGCACACGGGCTGATGTTCACCGCCACCAGTGTCGTCGAGTCGGACGTATCGCAGGAGAAGTGCGAGGCCGCCTGTAAGGCGCTGACGCTCGCCGGCTTCGCCGACTGGGACCTGCCGACCATCGACGAGCTCCAGTTGCTGGTGGACCGCACCCGCTACTCGCCGGCGATCGACACCGACTTCTTCCACGACATCCAGAACGACTGGTACTGGTCGAAGACGCCGGCCGCCTGGTCTTCGGCGTCCGCGTGGTTCGTCAGTTTCTACTACGGCAACGTCAGCAGCTACCGCCGCAACGGCAGCGGGTTCGCGTTGGCCGTGCGTCGTGCCGGTCAGTAATTTGATTTTGGGCTGATCGATCCAATGACCTCCCGCTTCCAGCCGCCGCCGATCATCAAGGCCGCCGAACGCCTGCTCGTGGACATCGAGCAGGCGGTCCGCGTGTTCCCGAGGTATTACCGCTACCAGATCGGCGGCGACATCCGGCGCAAGGCCACCGACGTGCTCCATACGGCCGTCCGTGCGTGGCGCGATCGGGCACACCAGCGCCGGTGGGTGGAACAGGTGGTCTGGGCGATCGACGACCTCAAGCAGTACCTGCGCACCGCAATGCAGCTTCATGCGTTCAAGAGCTTCCGCCAGTTCGAGCACATCGTCCGGCAGGCGGAGGCCTTGGGCGCCCAAGCTGGCGGCTGGCGCCGTCAGCTGCATGCCCCTCAAGCCCAGAATGCGGAAGGCCATCGCGCCGTCCCGCAGCGTGGCCAGAAACTGAGTACCCGTACCGCCTCTGCGGGGGCCAAACAATGACGAAGCCGCGCTACCCGCATCCGGGCTGCTCGGCCTGGTCGCAAGTGTATGGGGAGGCGGCCGCCTGGTCTTCGGCGTCCGCGTGGAACGTCAATTTCAACAACGGCAACGTCAACAACAACCACCGCAACAACAACGGGTTCGCGTTGGCCGTGCGTCGTGCCGGTGAGTTTCAGGGGGCGCCGGGATTGCAGGAGCTGTACCGCGCATGGAAGCGTGCGCGCCGCCAGAAGGTCCCAAGCTTCAACCAGCTGCATTTCGATGCCAACTGGGCGGCCCACCTGCTGCAGTTGGAGGTCCAACTGACGGCGGGCACCTGGGCGCCGCGGCCCTCCACGTGTTTCGTGGCCACCCGGCCGAAGGCGCGCGAGATCCACGCGCCTGATTTTGCCGACCGGGTCGTGCACCACTGGCTGGTGCCCCAGCTGGAGGCCATATGGGAGCCCACCTTCATCCACGACTGCTACGCCAACCGGCGCGGCAAGGGCAGCCACGCGGCAGTGCGGCGGGCCCAGGCGTTCGCCCGCCAGGTGCACAGCGGCCAAGGCGGCGGCTGGTACCTGCAGCTGGACGTGGCCAACTTCTTCAACCGCATTCACCGCCCCATCCTGTGGGGCATGCTGAAGGCGCGCCTGCAGCGCGTGGGCGCGCCCGACACGGTCCAGCGGGTCACACACGCTCTGTTGCGTCACGCGCCCGGCACGGCTGGCGTGCGCGTCCGGGCGACGGCGGCCGAGCTGGCACTGGTGCCGGCGCACAAGCGCCTCGCCAACGCGCCGGCAGGCCGCGGACTGCCGATCGGCAACCTGTCCAGCCAGTTCTTCGCGAACGTCTATCTGGACGCACTGGACCAGTTCGTGAAGCACGAGCTCAAGGCTCAGCGCTACCTGCGCTACGTCGATGATTTCGTGCTCTTCCACCATGACCGCGCACAGCTGTTGGAATGGCATGCCCGCATCGAGCGCTTCCTTCAGGAGCGCCTCGGCCTCCAGCTCAAGGACGACGTCCGGCTTCGCCGGCTGACCGATGGCCTGGATTTCCTCGGCTACGTGATCCACCCCACGCACACGCTGGCGCGGCGCCGCGTGGTTGGGCACCTGCGCGCCGCGCTCGCCGAATGGGAAGGCCGCCACGTGAGCGGCGCGGTCATCCACGCAAGAGCGGATGAGCTCGCCAAGCTGCGGACACGCGTGGCCAGCTTTGATGGACATCTGCGACATGCCCGCGCTAGACGGCTGCGGCGCACCGTGGTGAATCGCTTCGCATGGCTGCCTACGGCGCTTCGCCCGAGGCGATCGACAGCTTCTTCCGGAAGCATCCGCATAAATTTCGAGGCTCTGCACCATGGCTGATGGCTCCCGCGCGTTCAATTTCCCACCGCCGCAGCTCTCGCGCCTGCGAGCGGGCGAGATCGTGGTGGACCTGTTCGCCGGCGGCGGCGGTGCCAGCGAGGCGCTGAAGCAAGCCCTCGGCATCGACCCGGCGCTGGCCTACAACCACGACGAGTGGGCCATCGGCATGCACGCGGCGAACCACCCGCTGACGATCCACCACCGCGAGGACATCTGGCACGCGGATCCGCGCCGCGACGTCGCCGGTCGGCCGGTGGGTTGGTTCCACTTCTCCCCGGACTGCACTCATTTCAGCCAGGCGAAGGGCGGCCAGCCGCGCAGCCGAAAGATCCGCGCACTCGCATGGGTCGGCGTGAAGTGGATCGGCCAGCTCGCGAAGGTGGGGCTGGCGCCGCGCCTGGTGTCGATGGAGAACGTCTGGCAGATGCTGTCGTGGTGCCCGCTGATCGCGAAGCGCGACAAGGCGACGGGACGGGTGCTGAAGATGGACGGCACCGTGGCCGCGAAGGGCGAGCGCGTTCCTGTCCATATGCAGCAGCTGGTGCCGGACAAGAAACGGCTCGGCGAGACCTGGCAGCACTTCGTGTCCGTCCTGCGGTCGTTCGGCTACGTGGTTGAATGGCGAAAGCTGGTGGCTAGCGACTACGGCGCCGGCACCAGCCGGGAACGGCTGTTCTTGCTCGCCCGCCGCGACGGCATGCCGGTCGCGTGGCCGGAGCCGACGCACGGCGCCGCGCCCGGTCAGCTGCCGCGCGTCAGCGCCGCCGATTGCCTGGACTTCTCCCTGCCGTGCCCGTCGATCTTCACCCGCAAGCGCCCGCTGGCGGACGCCACGCTGCGACGCATCGCCAAGGGCGTCATGCGCCACGTGATCACGGCGGCCGATCCTTTCATCGTGCCGGCGACGCACCAGGGCGCGGACCGCGTCAACGATGTGCGGGAGCCGCTATCCACGGTGACCGCGGCGAACCGTGGCGAGCTGATGCTCGTCGCGCCGAAACTCGCGCCCTTCCTGACTGAGCACGCCAATGCCAGCATGTCGCGCACTTGGCCAGCGGACGAGCCGTTGCGCACCCAGTGCGCTGGCGTGAAGGGCGGACACTTTGCCCTCGTCGCGCCGGTACTGGCTGGCGTGGGTGGCAGGGCCGGCCAGACCGAACCGCGTCCGGGTGACGAGCCGCTGTACACCCTCACCACGAAGGCTGACACCGCCGTGATCGCACCGGTGATGGTCCAGGCCGCCCACGGTGACGGAAAGCCCGGCGGTGTCCAGCGCTGGGGCGCTGGCCACAAGCCTGCGGCAGAGCCGGTCGGCACCATCACCGCCAGCGGCGCCGGCGGGCACGCGGTCGCCTGCGCGTTCCTGGAGCAGGCCAACGGCGGCTTCTACGAGGGCGGCGGCCGGGACGCGCGCGCCCCGATGAGCACGATCACCGCCGCCGGCAGCCAGCAGCAACTGGTCACAGCCCATCTGGTGACCAACACCAGCGGCCACCCCGGCGCCGCCGCCACTGAAGGCGTTCCGACGATCACCGCGGCCGGGAACCAGGCGCTGGTGGAGTGCACCCTCAGCCCCGAGCAGGAGGCGGGCGCGCTGCAGGTCGCAGCCTTCCTGATGCGCTACTACGGCGAGGGCGGGCAGTGGGGAGACCTGCGGCAGGCCCTGCCCACCGTGACCACGAAGGACCGCATGGCGCTGGTGACGGTAATGGTGCGCGGCACCCCGTACGTGATCGTGGACATCGGCCTGCGCATGCTCAAGCCGCACGAGCTCTACCGCGCGCAGGGCTTCCCGGCGGGGTACGTCATCGACCGCACCGCAGACGGCCGGCCGATCAGTACCTCGGCGGCCGTGCGCATGGTGGGCAACAGCGTCAGTCCTCCGCCATTGCGGGCCCTCGCGCTGGCTAATCTCGACCCTGCGGTCAAGCATGTGGCGGAGGAAGTGTGGGCATGAGTACCACCTCCCGTGCAGGCGCGCCGGCCACAGCGCAAAAGAGGAACGCCTATGCTCGGCTGATCGATAGCTTGGCAGAGGCGGTCGTGGAGGATTATCTGCGCGCCCAGCTACCGCCGCAGCTGGATTCGGAGGCTCGCCGTTCGGAGCGGGCTCCGTTGCCGGCGCGCCAGGTCGCTGCCTAGGATTCCCGAATGCGCATCGCCGCCTACGCCCGCTACAGCTCCGACCAACAGCGCGAGGCAAGCCTCGACGACCAGCTGCGCAATTGCCGCGCCTGGTGCGCCCGCCAAGGCTTGCCCGAACCGTCAACCTTCCAGGACGCTGCGATCAGCGGAGCGCGGCTAGATCGGCCCGGGTATGCGAGGTTGCTGGCGGAAATCCACCAGTACGACATCCTGCTTGTGGACGATCTTTCCCGCCTCGGACGCGACAAGGACGAGATCGGAAAAACGGTCAAGCGGCTCACCTTCTCGGGCGTCCGCTTGGTGGGCGTCAGCGACGGCGTAGACACTCAACGTCGCGGCCACAAGATCGACGTCGGGCTGCGCGGGCTGATGTCCGAACTCTATCTCGACGACTTGGCTGACAAGACCCACCGCGGCCTGACGGGCCGCGCACTTCAAGGCGCCAGCGCCGGCGGCTTGCCCTACGGCTATCGGGTGGCGGGAACCGGCTGCAGGGAGGTGGATGAGGGCCAAGCAGCCGTCGTCCGGCGGATATACAGCGAGTACCTCGGCGGCCGCAGCCCGCGCGAGATCGCAGCCAGGTTGAATGCCGATCGAGTACCGAGCCCGCGCGGCGGCACCTGGGCGTTCACGGCCATCTATGGCGACGAGCGCCGCGGCATCGGCATCTTGGCCAACCCCATTTACATTGGCCGCCAGGTCTGGAACCGAAGCCGCTGGGTCAAACACCCGGAAACCGGCCGGCGCGTTCGGCAGGAGCGGCCAGAAGCCGAGTGGATCATCACCCAGCACCCCGAGTTGGCCATCATCGACGCCGAGACGTGGGAACGCGCGCGGGCGCGGATGGGGAACCGTCGCTACGCCTCCTACGGCCGCCAAGGCGCCCCGCGCGGCCCGGGGCGCTTGCCCACGAACCTGTTGAGCGGCCTTATGCGCTGCTGCGCCTGCGGCGGCCCCATGGTGGTGGTCGACAAGTACAACTACGGCTGCAGTACGAACAAGGATCGCGGGGAGGCCGCCTGTGCGAGCCGCCTGCGAGTCCCGCGCGGGATGGCGGAGCGCGCGATCCTTACCGAGGTGCGGGACGAACTGCAGAGCGAAGAGGCATTCCAGCGCTTCCAGCGCGCCGTGACCGCGGCGCTGCGGGCTGGCCAACCTGACGGCGCCGAGCTCCAGCGGCAGCTGAAGGCTGCCGAACGGGACCGCGACAACATCATGGCCGCGATCAAGGCGGGCATCCTCACCGCCACCACCAAAGCTGAATTGGAGAACAGTGAATCGGCCATACGCGGACTGCTCGCCGAGATCGATTTGGCAAAGCGCACCCAGCCTGCCACCGTCTTGCCGCGCGCCCGAGAGATCTGGCGCCAGGCCGTTGATCGGCTGCAGGAGCACGCCCGGAAATCCCCTGCCGGCCGTGAAGCGCTACGCGACATCATCGGGGACCAAATCACCGTGCGCCAGAACGAAAAAAGCGACCTCGTTGCCGAGATCGCTTTTCCGTCTGCATCGCAGATAACGATGGTAGCGGGGGCAGGATTTGAACCTGCGACCTTCGGGTTATGA